TTGGTGTACACCAACGGACTTGATCCTTGCTCATGGATTCCCATGAGGAAGGATTCCGCCGCTTCCGAAGCATTTCGGAATTGGAGGAATAGATCGCCGGAGGCTAGGCCTTCCCCGATCTTTCTCGATATGATGTTCGAGAAGTGGAGGATCACCTTTGTTAAGGGGTCCCCCATTAGGACGCCTCGGTAAAGCCGAACGCGTCTTAATTGGTCACTGACCGCGTGACCAATTCTACTTAGTGGCCCAGTGGCCGTAAAGTAGACGTCCCGGGGCTGGAAACAGACTCCCAGGACTATACCTTGAAGAATGAGGGGAATCCCACATTTCTTCATCCATTTCGCGGCAACGCGCCGCGCAAATGCGTGTACCATTCGGTCGGTGGCCTCTTGGTAATCAGTACTACAGAACCATAGGTCCTGCCAGTACATGACCCGATCTATGTGATCATTGAAAGGGTCTTCTACGCGCCTCTTCCGGTCTTCCCGGAACATGAGGTCGTAAATCTCTTCGGACGTAAAGTCGCGAAAGAGATTCCATCCGTGGTGGCTTTTGCCCATCCCGGATGTTGAGCTCGAGATTCCCTTCTTAAGGGGATAAGAGCATATCTTGGAGACCGTGTCTAACACGATCTTCAAGGCCGCGTGTCCTTTTGTAACGACACGGGCTTTAGAGGGCTCTCTCACAACTGTGAGATGCACCTCTCGAAGTGTCTCTACCGGTGTGTAGAGGACTTCGTCTAGGCATGCATGGAACATGGCAGTGCCTATACTTTCAAATCCTTCCTTCGGAAGGAAATTGAGGGTTTTACCCGTGTCCAAATCCCGTATGGGAATGGGCATGTCTTCATACTTGGCCATAAGGTCAAGCATGGCTTGGGCTGTACCGCCCTGGGCCCTGTTGGATTCCCAACAGGCGGCCCCTGTGACCGAGATGCGAGCTTTCGTATCTAGGCCGGTAAAGACGTGATCAGGGATGTCCCTGATCACCTCATCCATAGCTGCGTTTATTAACGCAGACTGTGTTTTAGATACTTCTGGGGGTGGAGAATCCACCGACAGAAGAAACTTCCTCTTGGATCTTAGGACCACAAGGGGAGGTGGGGTCCCAGATCCTCTCGTCTGGGACAGAGTTCCTGCCAGGTATAACCTGGAGAAACTGTCATGCCTTATGGCTCGTTTCCACGTCGCCATGAGGAAGGATTGTATCCATCGCGGAGTACTATCCATCTGGCTAATTCCCGCCAGAGGTTCATCCAAGTGTATAACTTGTTTGAACTGCTTACGAGCTCGCTTAAGCTGCTCGTAATGAGTGACCTGCTCGTCAAGCGAGAGGTCAGTTACCTCACCGTCGAAGAATTCGTCGGTGAGCAAGATTGATATAGCTTGTATAACAAACATATCATATTTCTCCCATGTCCAGATCTCTTCTGGATATGAGATGAACCGCTGTAGGAAAAGTCCGTCAACGGTTTTAAGGACCTCTAAGAGCCTCTGGGCTCTGTATGTCCGATTCCGGGGCGCTGAATAATCAGCGTACCTGGTGAGCTCTTCCCCCCGCCAGAGGGGGTCGTGCTTTCCTCTCACGAAGAACGATATTCTTCGGAAGAGAGTGTTGGCGAAGTTCCTCAGGGAATCGACGCCTTTCGCAGATTTGCGAGCGCGCTGGATCCTATGGCCCCAGTGCGTATGATTGAAGAGAAGATACATCTTCTCATCATGATCGCGTATCTTGGTAAACCAAGTTACGTTCTTTCGGTCAGACCCGCAGAGGCGGGGACTGATCTTGTCCTGCAACCGGTGGCAACCACCGGGCCAGACATTGATTTTCGGCTTCTCCTCCATATATTGGGAGGAGAACGCCCATCCTGCGAGGATCCGGAATGGATCCTCGTAGGTCACCCGTGACCCGCCGTAGGCGGGTTCGGGGACGTCGTCGTCCTCGTGTTCAGAACACGAAGCGATTACAGAGCCAAAGAGGGAATCCTCTATGGTCTCTGAACCATTTCCCTGGTTATCCAAGGATTGGTTGAAGAACCCGTTCTCCAAGAGATAGGGTTCTACCTCCTTCGAGAGCCGGCTACCGGCTTTCTTGAGGGTAAGGCAACTTGGTATCTGCTTGAGATACAAGTTGTGAGTTCCCGTCACATATTGTTTCAGGGACAGCGGTACGATCGAGGTAGTTTGCCTCCGATCGTAGTACAGCGTGCACTCTTCTATGAGAGAGTACGCCGAAGAAGAATGGAT